CACCTCACCGGATGAAGTGGCTGCTGCTGCTGCTGAGTTCCTGCCCCCCGAGCCCAACTTCGATGCCTTCGGGCTGTGGCTGCTCACCACCCCAGAGGTCCAGGCGGCCTATGACCTCGCCCTTGCCAGCAACGCGATCACCGCCTGCAGCCTGCCAGGCGCTGTGCTGGCTGCAGCGGCCGGTGAGATCAAGCACCTTCGCCTAGCCCTGCTGCTGCTCCGTGGTCAGGGCCTGCTGGCGGACGAAGTGCTGATTGCCATGGCGCAGGCTGCTGCAGCGTGCCACCTGCCGCCAGAGTTCCTGCAGGTATTTCAGACAGTCTGATGCCGCTCCAGCTTGCCTATTCTTGCGACAGCACTTGTTAACTCTTGATTGCTTAGTGTTTCCGTCTGTACTGACAGGAAAGCGAAAATGCTGCAACGCAGCAAGAAGTAAGACCCCAAACAATCAACGCAGTGGCAATCATCGTTCTACAGCGATGTACCAGCCAGTGCCAGGACCATCTACCTCCCATCGCTTCAACCAGTTCTGACGGCTGTAAGCAATAGCCTCTCCCTTGGAATGGTTAACGTAGCCGCCATTCACCATGTCGGCCTCTCCATTGGGATCGTTATGAATGAATGTCGATGGGGAGAAGCCTGTAACGACAGACCAATGGCCACTTCCCGAGGGTGCGCTTGCCGGCCCTTTATGGAGCCATCCAACAAGCACTGGTCGAACTGCACGCAGCTCTTTCTCAAGCATTGCAGCAGTGCCGTTAGTGGCAAATCGAGCGTTCAAGCCCAAGCTCTTGAGGGCTTTTACATGGGCGTTGCCATCAGTGGTATCGCCAAACTTGGCACGCACCTTGTTGTACTCATCGTCGTTCTTGATCTTCCCGTAAAACTTGGCCACCATCGCAGCAGCACTGCTGAAGCACTCTCGATAGCCAGTACCAGAAGCGTTATCATTCTGATACTCATACGGCACCGTCAGCAGAATGTTTGACGGCAGAGTAGGAAGCACAGAGGTGGGAGGGGCTGGCTTGATAATTGATGCCGGAGCATTGGCGTTCATTGTCTTAATCAACTTCTCCGCATAGAACGGGTCGGTTGCATAGCCTTCTTTCACCAACTGCCTGGCAGCGTCGTCTCTGCTGACTGCATTATTGACACCCTTGAAACCATCAAAGTCTCTATACCAGCGAGTGACGAGATAGTTGACACAAGCGCGAATACTTGGGAAGTTGATGAAGCTCTCCCTGACGGACACTTCCTTCCCATTGACCACTTCCTTCGTCTCGACAATCTTGCCCGATCCCTTGAGCCCGAAGTAGTTGTTGGTGCCACTGGTGTATTTCCCCCATCCCGATTCAATGGCCCATTGTGCAGCCGCAAGCTCGGGGTACTTAGCGCCAGCTTCTTTCGCCATCGTGGCAATGCCTTGCCAGGAATTAGTGCCATCTTGATCCTTGGACGGCACTGCAGCCCTGAACATCTCCAAAAACTCTTCCTGCTTCTCCTTTGGAAACTGCTCCCACGCCCACTGCCAGGCAGCATCCTGATGGGGCAATGGCGAAGAGGGGTCGGTGTGACGTGCTGCCTGAAGAAAGTTGCTCATGATTCAGGACTGGCTAGTTCAATTCTCGTCTTCAGGCAGGAACCGCCCATGGCGATCACGGGGGCGATTGCGCTTCTTGTCGCGGCGCTTCAGCTCGTAGGGGAACACTTCCGACCCTACGCGCAGCACGGCTTGAATGACGGAGTTTTCCTTGTACTTCGACATGCCAATGAGTTCGCTCAAGGCAAATAGCCCAAAGCCAATCAACACTTCAACGTTGGGTTCCATAATGAGCCTAGACAATGGTTGTAGCCTAGCAAGGAGACAGCGTTTGGCTACCTGCCTATCTCAAGGCTTCTCACGCGATTCTCTAGTTCCTTCACATTTTCAGTGAGAGCCTCTAAGTTTTCAGTGATACCTTCAATCTGAGTGGTAATGCGTGTTTGCTGATTGCCAATGGCAATCATCATGCCGCCAGAAGCCATGAGCATTCCGGCCGTGAGGGTAGCAGCAATGCTAGAAATGGCTTCGCGCACTGTTCAAAGAAGTGTTTTCATCATTCTAATCCGCAGCATAATGGCCACGAAGAGGCTGAAAAGGCTTGCTATCGTCTAGGAAAGCCAATACAGCGATGGGCGGAGAGCATGGGCCTAATGATCTTCTCCATTCTCTCATTGAACTACGCCCCTCCGACGCAAAGCGTAGATTTCGTAAAGGCATCTTGGAAGATTACCCTTTGAGGGGACCACTGGGGCAGCCTGCTTGCGCCTATTGCGGGAAGTGGCATGAGAAGCTGACGCTCGATCACATTGTCCCCAAGAGCAAAGGTGGGCCACATTATGCAAAGTGGAACATGGTGCCAGCGTGCTTTTCCTGCAACTCTTCCAAGTCCAACTTGGCAGTATTGGAATGGTGGAGGCCGAAGCAACATTGGAGCGAAGAGCGTGAGCACATTCTGCTTTCATGGGTGCATAGCCATAGTTTTATCAGTGCTCATACTGACATTTCATCTTGGGAGGAATGGATGGAGCATTGTCAGCGAGTGGTGCCAGTGCATGACGTGCTAAAAGAAAAGACGGCTCAGTGGCCGTCTTTAATCCTCAAGGCTGGTTAGATCAACTCACTGGAGGAAAGTAGCCCTCAGGGGGGCCTTGCCTCACTCCTGCGCTCGGCAATGGACAGAAGCCATCTTTGCATTCCATTGCTCCGAAGGCTTGTTCGATGGCACTCTGCTCAGCCTCGACAGTACCGATGAGGCGATCAAGATACCACATGGCCTTGCGCAGATCCTCGGCTCCGTTTTTCTGCTCATAGCGCCACAAGTATTTCTGGCAGTTGCCTTTGAGGAAGCCTTTGAACGCCTCTGCGCTCATTGAGGCTTCCATCGCTTCAATACATTCAATTGTGCCGGAGGTGTAGTGGGAGGGATTGATAGGATCGTGCATGGTCAGAACTGATAGTTGTTTTGTTCAAAGGCACTGAACACTTCAGGGGCCACGGGCCTTGCAAGCGTTTGCAGCGATCTTGCATAAGCAGCAATTTCACTCTGAGCGCCCTTTTCAACGCGCAGTGAAATGAAGTGAAGCAGGGTCTGCAGAGAACATGTCCAGACAAAAGAACTGTACATGCAAGGCGGCAGCACTGCCCTGGCCTGCTCCTTGCTTACGCCAGCCAGCAGAAGCCCCTCATACGCCTGCACGCAGCCCTGCAAGGCTTGTGCATAGAGCTGCTGGGCCAGTGCCTCATCATTGCTTTCCAAGACCCCCTCAGAGGCTTGGCGGTTGCTCTTGCTTTGCTTGGCGAACTGCCTGGGCGTGTAGAACTGAGCATCCTCTGCTGAGCAGTAGCGGAAACTCTTTTCGTTCCACCCAAGCTGATCGTCAACGTAGGTGGAGGCAACTGTATGCTTCCACCATTGCCGGCAGATGAACAGCGGAGCCTTCACGAACCACTTAAACACCACCCCTCGGAATGGACTGGTGTGGTGCTCACGGGCTAGGTAGTTAATGAGCTTTTCATCGCGCTCTGTCCATTCTTCAGAGCGCTGCTCGAAGCTCTGCCTGGCGTCATTCACAACTGACAGGCTATTTCCCATTGAATCAACAAGCACCACCAGGCTCTTGCCGTCTTCAAGAGGATCAATGGAGGGGAGGGTCATTTGACTTGGAGGAATCGAACGGTTGAAAACACCAGAGCCCACTGCCAGATTGAAAGCGAGACGGGCAGACCGAAGAAGCCAGCGCATACTGACAGTGCATAACCGCCAAGGAACACCACAAAGATTGCGGCAATGACAGCGCTAGCTAGCTCGATGAGCTGGTCTTGAACAGACTTGGGAGCCATAACAGGACGTTGAGGCGCTGCTAGTGTAGAGCGCCTTTCTGGCCTTGACAACACCTCTGTCAAGCAAGGCTAAGCTGTTCGGCATTCCCCGTTGTTCTCAGCTCTGCTTTCGATAGCCTTGTCTGAGAGCGTTTGAAGGCAATGAAGTTCGCAGTGCCCATGCAGTTACAATGGAACGGTCAGCTTTGTACTGCCGTCATGGGACCGTTTGAGCATTCTGCTGAGCGTGAGTTTGCGCTTACTGTCAGCCGCAATGCCTTGAAGGATTGCAACGACCCGGCTCAACTCAGAGCAGTGGCAAGCAACTTGCTTGAGGGCTGGGCAATGATGAACACTGCCCTGAAAGAAACCATGCTGGAGAACATGCAGCTCCGCCAAGCTATTGGAGTGCGTGATAGCTCCTTGGAGGCTGCTGAAGCTCTGCTTTCAGAAGCTGTCACTGCTTTGCAGCAACATGAGAAGCAATCAGCTCCGTCCAGAAAAGGTCTTTGGCCATGGCGCCGCTGAGAAGAAAGATTGTCCAGCCTGAAGTATAAGCGAGATTGTATTTACGACAATCACGCTCATAGCCGCTGCCCGTAACATGACGGCCACGACTATAAACAGCACCTTGGATTTCGATGCCAGTGCGAGACTCGGGGTGAGCAAAATCGAGACGATAGCGTTTGGAACGTTTGCTTTTAGCGTAGCGTTGCTCAAAGTCAGCTTCCCAAGCGGGGATGTCTGAATACTCGCGCTCCAGTGGAATGCCAGTAGTCTTGTCCCACTGCTTGAGAAACTGATCTTCAAGGGCGCTCAAGGCTAGACCACGGCTTGCTGTACCTTAGCGCCTTGATCTTGATAGTGTCCAGTGTACGGCTTGTCCACTTCTCCGCAATGGAAGAACATCACTTGAGCAATACCTTCGTCAGCGAACAGACGGATGGGGAATGGGCTTGTGTTGATGAAGTTCATTGTCAAGTGGCCGCTCCAGCCAGGCTCAATGGGAGTGATGTTTGTAATCAGGCCCAGCCTTGCATAGGTGCTCTTGCCTTTCACGATGGCACCAATGTCATTGGGCATCGTAAACCTCTCCAAGCTCACTCCATTGCCAATACTGTGAGGAGGTAGTTCAAAGAAAAAGCCAAGTTCAGTGTGTTCTAACACTACTTCGTAGCTCTTCACTGCGTTGTTTTTAGGACAAAGAGCTTCTCCTTCCCGGAGAAACTGCAGCCCTTCAAGCACCAAGAATTGCTCAGAGGAAAGCCTAATGTCGTAGCCGCATTGACTGAGCCCATAGCTCACGGCCTTGTTGCCATTGGCTTCACGGCGCTTTTCGCCCACGAAGGGCATGAGAATGTCAAGCTCAGCGAGGGCGTTGATTTCTTTGTCGTTGAGGAACATGGTGGTAGAGAAAAGAAAAGGCGCCGAAGCGCCCCGTGATCATTGTCGGGATTGACTCAGAAGAGGTCGTCGCCGCCGCCGAGGGCTTCATTCACCCAGACAGAAGCATAACCCTTCGGACCGTCCTTGTCGCCCTTCACCTTGACACTGCCGGTGTAACCGGGCGCTCTGTCAGAAGATCGCTTGGTGTTTTCCCAGACTGCAACATCCAGGCTGTAGTTGCCGCGCTCGTTGGGACCGGCCGCCTTGAGCTTGTTGAGCACGTCAGGCGTGAGGTCGATAGCAGCGGTGATCGGGGGCCGATTGGCCATGGTGTTTCTCCGTAGGAGTGATGGTTTGCCCTTGCTCAGGGCTTGCCAATACTACCACCGCTCTTCCCCATTGCCTACCCCTTGTCTGCCGTCATGGTGAAAGCCTTGCTGCCGGGGTAGTGCTCTGCAAAGTATCGTTGCACAGTGTCCTGCATGATGCGCTGCTGTGCTATCAGCTCAAAGCCATCAAGATGCACCAACTGAAGACTTGGCTCGCTGTCCTTATCCTCGGGGTCAAAGCAAGCAATCACGCACCATGCTTCGTCAATACTGGTGCCATACATCTGCTCTGCGGCCATGGAATAGGCCCCAAGTTGCCGCTTGTAATCAGCAAGATGCTTTTCAGGCTTTTCCTTATAGCTGGTTTTCCAATCGACTAAGGCTAGTGAGCCATTGGACATTGTTGCCACCATGTCTAACGTGCCGGAATAGCCAATAGCCTGTTCTTGATCGTACCAAGCCACTGCACTTTCCACTAACACTGGTTGTTCAATGCCTTGCAAGAATGGTTCCACTGCTTGAAAATAAGGCTGCCAATCTGGCGCCTTTTCAAGATGATTTTCAATGTCTTCATCGCCAAACCAATCTTCAAGAATGGCATGAAGCCATGTGCCGCGATTAGCGGCAAGGCGAGTGCGACGATTGGCTTCCTCGGCTCCCACTCGCTTCCGCCAGTTGACTAGCGCCATGATCTTTCCCACTGGTGACATGGAGGAAAGCACTGTGGTGACTGAAGGCAGCACAGCCCCATCAGGGGCATTTGGGAACCCTGTGCAGCAGTAGTGCCTTTTGCCATTGATGCTGATACGCTGCGGCTCATGCCGATCTAGGGAAGTCATGGAAAGAGCTTCAAGACCGAGATCGTAGCAGGCTATGGCTTTCGCTTGCGGGAAATGGTTTGACTAATGGCATAGATGCCTCCATTGCACATCCAAGAATGAGTTTTATTGGCATCAAAAACCACTACGTCCCCTAGTGCCATTATTTTACGTTGCTGGCTGCTAAACAGCCATGGATTATCTACGCGCCAAGACAGTTCTTCGCTTTCCCTCTTCCTGTCAAATGGCTGCTTATGCAAAAGCCAAAAAGCAACCAGTCCAAGTCCGGGATCTTCATGGGGGCCGATACTTCCCTTGACGGCATTTAGCGTTGGTTCGTCCCATTGAGGATTTTCACGAACTACATACCCTGAGGTGTTTAACAGCCCAACGAGAGGCTTGCACACTTTTTCATCTACGCGCTCGCTAGCAATCTCTCCCAGTGGCACATCCCGCAACTCAACAGGACGAAAGGCATTGGTCTTGTAAAAAGATAAGGAAGCTGGCTGAATGTTGCCAATCAGTTTCATTCCTTCGCTCCATTGCGCCAGTTGTCTCGTTTCAGGCGATCAAGATTGAAGCCATCACGACGTTTGCCAGTTTCCCTGTCCCAGCATGTGTCGCAGTCAGGACACTGCCAAGCCACGGTAGCGTCGATTCGCTGGTCGTAAATAGCAACCACTCGACTAAACCATTGCTTGTTTCCAAAAAGATGCTGTTGCTCTAAGGGAATAGACTGCCCTTCCCATGAGCTTTCGCAGGCAGGGCAGTTTTGTAAAAGGGAGAAATCAATGGACATGAGTTTGCAGAAGGTGGCAAGGGCAGTCTTGCAATGGAGAACCATTTTCCTCCATTGCCACTGCCCCATTGAAACAAAGCGCAAGACTGGCTGCCGCCAGGTCTACTGCTTTCCCGCTTTCCACACCTCCACGCCTTTGATGGCTTGCTCGATGGTGCCTTCTGCAACGATGGCGCGGAGCTTGTCAATCTCTTCCGCCATCGCCTCCTTGGCGATGGTGACACCTGCCTCCTTGGCCCATGCCGTAACCAGAGAAGTTACCACGTTGGCAAACATGGCCGAGTCCTTAATGTCGTCGCCTTTGGCCAAGCCAAGAGCTTCAAGGGCGGCCTTGCCTGCTTTCAGAGAGGCAGTTTCCGTAGCGAAGCCAAGAGGGTTTGCCTTGCAGAGAGCAAGAAGGCTTGCCTTGCCGTCGAACTGGGCTGATGCGCTGGCGGGAGCAGCCCCGCTACTTCCAGCCTCTGCAGCAGGAGCATCAGCTTCCTTTGCCTTCGCACCTCGCCGCGCAGCCGGCTTCTGAGCTTCCTGTTGGAGCGGGAGTTTGGCAGGTTCCTTTTCATCACTCTTGGGAATGTCCTCTCCGGCATAGAGCTTCAGGCCCAAGCCAGTAAAAGTCGCAATACACTTCACGCTGGCTCGTTGGATGTTGTCGCTGACGGCGCGAGCATCGAGCTGCTGAAGAGCATTGTGCTTGTTGTCCATCAGCGGAAACACCAGCGCAGGAGTGCGTTTGATGCCATCAGTCAGGTAGGGGCGCAGAAGCCAGCAGCCTTCCTGTCCGAACACGGGCCAACCTTCAGAACGCTCCTCAAACGCGACGAACAGGCCAGGGAACTGTTCCTTGAGATAGCGGAAGGCGAACGGCCAGGACAGGTAGGACAGGCCCTTGTAGTTCTTCTCAACGTGCTCACCAATGGCAAGCTCGTAGGCAGCAGTGAACTGCTTTGCAGAAATCTCCAAGGGAGAGAAGATGCCGAGGCGACGCTCACTCAGGAGGTGCTCAGTGGCAGCAGTAACAGGAAGAGTCATGGAAGAAGGAAACGCTTGTGGATCGTAAAGCATGAGAGCGTGGTTCATGCTATGAGGGTGTGGTTCATGCGGCAGAGTCAAGCTCACTGTGGTTGTCATAGAAGAGAACCACCTTCTTGGTTTTCTCTCCTTCGTAAACAGTAAGGCTCTTGCCGGGGAGCGGCCAGTCTTCGACAATCCGCACATCAGTGATGCCTTCTGTGCATTTCTCGTCATACCCTTCTTCCAAGGCGCCAGGCTCAAAAGCCAAAATCACCTCAGCGTCAGGGCCGCATTCCGCGATGGCCTTGTTTAGCAGTTGCTGAAGCTCAGACAGTTTCATTGAGGGGGTCGGTGGTGGAGTGGTCAACAACGAGGCGCCATGCCCCGTTGCAAAGGGTGGCACTGCCTTCGTAGATAGGCGTGGAACGAATGAGGCGCTCCAAGGTTTCGCTCTTGGAGAGCCGAGCATCAGCGGCAATCGCAGCAAGGTGCTCATTGGCAGCGTCGCTGAGCGTAAAGTGACGCTTGTGCTTGCCGCCCTTGTAAGGGCTGATGGGCATGAGAGGCATCGGGGAACAGGGCCACAATAGCGGCTTCCCTGCCATTGTCCACACCATTGCCCATAAGCCTTGCTTATCAGCCATCCTGTTGACGCCCGTGGCATCATGGACATTGCCTCTCGCCATGTCGCGTGACGTTTTCGATCCTCGACTTCCTCGACCAACTGGAGCCCAGCAAGGAGAAGGGTAAGTTTCTGTGCCCTGCCTGCGGCGGCAATGACTTTTCAGTGAACAAGGCCACTGGCGCCTTCAACTGCTGGCACGATCCATCCCCTGCACATAGAGCAGAAGTGCGCGATGCGCTTGCCCCTTTGGTGCGATGGGAAAAGCCGCCAAGAGATCCGGGGGAATACACATTTCCTTACGAAAACAAGAAGCGCGAGAAGGTGGTCATCGTCAAGCGCAATGACCTTTCAGGCAGTAAGCAAATCTGGCAGGAGTTCCCCACTATTGAGCAGGGCAGCGCGAACCACAAAACGCAACTGCAAGAAGTAAAGGCATCCATCCTGCCTTACTACTACCACGAAGCCACGGAACTGAGCAAGAAGACTGGCCTGCCAATCTTCGTCGTTGAAGGTGAGCTGACTTGTCAGTCCGTATGGGCACTGGAGATCCCCTGTGTGACCTTCCTGGGCGGGTCGAAGCAGTATCGCACCAATGGTGACTACTCAACGCTCTTCAGGGGCTATCAGCTTGTGCTCTGTCCTGACAGGGACGAACAGGGTGTGGCCTTCATGGCTGAAGTAGCGGCTGATAATCCTGGCTCGCAGTGGCTCTATGCCGATCCTCGATCTTGGGAGTGGGACAATCTCCCATCGGGCAATGGTTACGACTTGGGAGATTACATTGGCGAGGGCGCAAGTAAAGACGACTTGCTTTCATCCATTGTCCCCAAGAACCGCCACGCGAATAGTGATGGCAAGCCTTCTTACGAAGAGATCATTGCCACCATTGAAAACTTTGTTGGCCTTTATGCTAACGATGCTCGCATTGCCTACGAAACTGGCAACTGGCTTGAGCAGCGTGGTGTAAAGATGGGGCAGCAAAACATTGACAAGATTGTAACGGAAGCTCGTGCCAGAGTGTATGGCAGGGAAGAGATTGAAGCCGTTGATGCTCTTACCATTGCATCTTCTGACGCCGCAAGAGAATGGCTTATTGCTGGCATTGTTCCGCTTGGTAGTGTAACCTTGCTTGCCGCAGAAGGGGGAGTCGGGAAAACAACTATGATGTACAACTGGGCGCTCAATGTAGCTCTCGGCCAGAACTGGAGCGGAAGAAGATGTATGAAAGGTAAGTCTTTGATCATCTCAGCCGATGAACCGCTCACTGATACCAGTGAGAAGCTGAGCATCATTGGCTACCAGGAAGCTGGATTGAATCCGGGTGACATTGTGTTTTGGGAGACTTGGCGATTCGCTCACATGCAGCAACTAGAGAACTACATTCGCAAGAACCGGCCATTGTTTGTAGTGATTGACAGTCTCACCGCTTGCCTTGCTGGGATGAATGTCGATCTCACAAAGAGCAATGCTGGTGATGTGCTCTACGGCTTGCGGGACATGGCAAACGACTATCGCTGCTCCATTGTCATTCTCCACCACTTGAACAAGACTGGAGGGCTGCGAGATAGCAGCAGCTTCAAGGACAATGTAAGTGAAGTTGTGAAGCTCTATCGTCAAGAGAACAACTACAACCCCAATCAGTTCGTTCTGGAATGGTTAAAGAGCCGCAGCGGACTGGCTGGCAAGCACTTGCTTCAGCGTGATTCGCTGAACTATGGATGGAGCTATGCAGGGCCAATGGAAGGCTCCCTGGAAGAACTGGACAGGGTGGTAAATGCCGTGACAATGCGCAAGAGCGAACGCTTCACAAAGCAGCAAGTGGCGAGCTTGTGCGGCAGCTTTGATACTGGCTCGACCGGCAAGTTGCTGGAAGTGGCAAGGCGTCAAGGGCTAATCACCAGCAGTTTCCAAGATGGCCCTGAAGGCCAGAAGACAAGGCTGTACCATTCATGGGATTATGAAGTGCCTGTTCTTGACTTTGAACCTGAGAAACAAGAAGAGTCCATCAACTATGATGAGTTTTTCTGAAGCACCATGAGGATCATTTGGCAAGATGAGCAAGGCCCGACCATGGAGGATGGGCCTTCTTTTGTTAAGGAGCAAGCCCCTGAATGTCCTTCTGCATCATCCAATGAAGAACCCGAGCCCGACAATCTTATGCCTGAAGAATACGGAGAAGGGATGGGCGATTGCGAGGATGCTGGATGATGGCGAGCTTGAGCAACTGAGCTGGCCCTTTCCAAGCATGAAAAAGGCGCAGGAGTTCTGCGCCATTGCGAACTACGACTTGCTTTTCATTCCCAGTGCGTTGCCGCACATTCTGGAACGATTCAAGAGAGGGGGCTAGCGCCCCCTTTTCCATTGCCTTGCATCACGCTCTTTTTGGCAGTTCTTGTCTTTGCCATAGAGCCATGCTTCAACGGACTGACCAGGCTTGGGACCATTACGGCGAAGGCGGGTGATTGCCGCTACGTCGCAGGGCTTGTTGCAAGCCTCGCAGACGTAGTAGTGCGTGGTGCGGCCTGCAATGGTGCAGGCTGCCTTGCAGCAGGCCGATAGCCTGTTAGGCATCAAACGCCCCTCCTTCACGAAGCTGCTGGTAGTGGTAACGCCCCGGCTGGTCACGGTCCACTGGGATAATGACCGTGAACTCAGGCTCGGGAAACTGGTCCGAGCACCCGACACCTGGATAGCCAGGCTCAGGCTGGGTGAGAAACGTCCGGCACTCAGCGGCGCGGAGCAGCGTGCCGCTGGTGGTCTGGTACTCCCAGACCATCCAGCCATTGCTGGTGTCCATCCGCAGGCTGCTGTGGCACAGGCTCGACAGCGGATTGAAGGTGCGACCCGCTTCCCAACAGACAATCGCCGCCCACATAGCCACCTTGACGTCTTCGGCGGTGGCATTGACTGGCAAACCTGCAAACCGAATGAACTGCTTGCGGGTGAGCACATAGGGCTCACCGGGCTGGTGGTTTTCAAACATGGTGAGCGTCATCGCTTGTTGATCTCCAGTGAGAGGGCATGGGCTGCGCTCCATAGGTCTTGACTGCGGAGCCATTGAGCTACCTCGATAATGGCAACGATGGCATCGTCGTGCCAGAACTCATGGGGGTCACTCTCTGCACCGTTGTGACTTTTGAGTGCTGTAGCCACCGCTTCGATCAGTGACTTGGTGAACATGGTGGTTGAGGAAACAACTCTGGCATCATACCCACAAAGAGCCTTCTCTGCCCATTGACCTTCCCTTGATGTGCCACTTGTTTCAACTGTCCTTTTTCGCTTGACGGGGGCTTTACAATCTTCCCGAGCAGGCCCTCGCGCATCTAACGCGCCTGGGATTGCGGAACGTCACGCATCGAGCTGCATAGTGCGTCCTGCGGCGCTCCTGACGAGACGGTGGGGCAATGGGAAAGGGGGCTGCAAAACCTCCGCGAGAAAGCGCCTTCGCGCAGGCGAGCCCAAGCGAGCTTGTTCATAGGCGCTTTCTTAAACCACCCTTGATCTTCCTTAAGCAACTTTTGCTAGATCGCTACGAGAGGGAGCCCCAAGCGTTCCAGTCAAAGCGATCTTCTCAACAATTCCCCTCTAAACTACTGAGGCGAATCATTGAAACAATGCTTAAGCCTCGTCGCCCACAGGCTCCTGACAGGCTCCCATCCTTGGAACACGCTGGCATCAGCATTGAAGCCCTGCAGCATCATGGTTTCTCGATTCCAGCAAAGGGGCCTATGCCTGCAGCCAGAATGCTCTATGGCGCCAGGAATCCTGCTGATGGGGAACGCCACTGGCGGGGAAGCTATGAAGAGATGGTGGAATTGATTGACAAAGGCTTTGATACTGGCGACAATTGACGAGCCCACTTCCCTTCACCATGGACCTTCCTGACACTATCGCTGACTTGACGCACGATCTTGCGCTCGTCGTTGCAGACAAGAAGCGGCTTGAGACTCTTGAGAAAGAGCTGAAAGCAGAACTGCTTGAAGCAATGCGAAACGAGGGTCTTGAAAGCATCAACTCTGACGAAGCCAAGGTTCACATTCAAAAGCGTTCTGAAAAGGACTATGGCGAAGAAGTGAGGGATCTTGAAATTGCTCTCAAAGAACGCAAGAAACTAGCTGATGACATGGGGGACTTTACTATAATCTCCCAGAAGGAAAGCCTTGTATTCTCTCTTCCTAAGTCACAATGACAAACATTCCAGGCGGCGTTAATCACAGGAAGAAACGTACAGTCCCTGAAAAGCAATTCAAGGACGAAGAAAGCCTGCTGAAGTACAGCCTGGAAGTATTAGTGAAAGCGGGCCTATCCATTGAACAAGTGGATAGGCTTCGCAATCGTCGTGAACTTGGTCAAGTGTTCGACAAAGAGAACACTCGCATTAGGCGTTATGCCACTGCCGAGCTTCTTGCTGCCAACTTGAGCAATGCGCAGATTGCCAAGGTATTCAAGCTCAGCAAGGAAACTGTCAATGCAGATAGACAGCACATTCGGCAGACGTACATTGATGGCATCCTTGCCACTGCTGACCAATGGAGAGCGCGTCTTCTTGATGAACAGGATCTTCTAAAGGCAAAGGCTCTGGAGAGCTTTGAGGCCAGTAAGCGCAAAGTTGTGAAGCGTGTGCAAGAGCGCAATGGGGATGAAATTGTCACCATTGAAGAGCACTCCTTGGCTGGTGAAAGCTCCTTCCTTACTGTTGCCAAGGGCTGCTTGGAGCAGCAGGCTCGCCTGCTTGGTTTGTTTGATACCAGGCCCAGGTCTCAAGATGGCGAAGAGAAGAGCTACAAGAAGTTCTTGAGCCAGTTGAGTCAAGAAGTGAAGAAGATCAGCCAAGCGGAGACTAATGCTCAGGATCGGGCAGGGGCGATTGAAGCCGTTGTTGAACTGGACGAGGATGGTGAACCCATTGGCAACAGCAGGCCGATGTTGCCTGCGCAACAATGGGACGAGGACGATGGGGAAGACGAAGAGGATGAAGACGAAGAGGCTTGACAGGGTGCCCACGAACGAACAGACTGCCAGAGTTCCCTCTCTTGTCCATGAACTACGACAGCGTTGACAGCTTTCTGAAGGCTTGCCATGAGGCCAAGTCCCCACGACGGCAGGCCATCCGAGAAGGCATCTCGGACCACTTGAACGACCCCGACACCATTGGTATTCCAGCAGGACTGGGCATCACCATTGAGAAACTGATTGAGAAGTATGGAGACGAAGTGTTGCGGAGCGTGGCGCTCTGGAGCCTGGGCAAGTGGGCTCAGCTCCATTGCAACTTGCTGCAGCAGAGGAAGTTCCATGGCGACGCTGAAGCCATTGCTCTCACTGCCGGGGATCTTTCCCTCATCAGACACGCCATTCGCACCGCCGCAGAAGTGGGGAGCTTTGGTGGTGACACCCACTGGCGGGAAATGCTGAAAGACAACTTGGGACAGGCCGTGCTGGAAGGCTTGGAGGAACTGGACTGCCAAGGAGAGTCGGAAGATGAGTAGCCTGCCGCCACGGGCTCGCATTTGCCTGCCGCCAGTGTTGCAGGCCGACTTTGAAGCCGTCGCCAAGGAGTGCCCGCATCCTGCATGGGAGAAGCTCCAAAGGCGAGGCCGTCACTTCGTGATTGCCACCAACGACCTGGCTGATCTGGAAGAAGTGGCCGACTGGGCGCGTGCTGCACTGGCAGAGCCGCCCAGGCCGCTCACGAAGGCAGAGCGGCAGGGTTACCAAGCAGTAGTGGCTAGGACGGCGCAGTGGTGCGTGCTGGAGCCGCTGGGACCGTGCCACTTCATTGCCTCAGGCTGGCGTCCGCAGAGGCTTCAACAGACGAAGGTGGTGAGCGGAAAGGGAGCCGTGGTGAATGATAAGCAGGGCTGATGGCCATTCCCATTGACCTGTGCTCCCATTGTCCCCACAATGGGGGAGTCCCTCAGGCAGCAACCATGTCTAGCTTTTCCACGGTTTACCAGCACAATCAAGGCATCAGTGCCTTTACGAAGAACGGCCAGCTTGTGATGTCCAGCAACAGGCCCACGGTGGCCTGGTCGCTTCCAGTGAGGAAGCTGGAAGAGTGGATCACCACTCTGGAAGTCTTGTCTGAGGGCGGAGCCCTCGGCCCGCACAAGGCCACGGTGAAGGAGCTGCTCTGTCAGCTTCATGCTGCTCATGGCAAGCACAGAGAGCAGCACGCTGAAGTGGTCACTGACGCGCCTACGGGCGACGATCAACTGGCCTACCTTGCCGCTTACGCTGCTTCCATCTCGGGAGGTGAGGTCTGATGGGAACCAACTTCTACCTCCGCAAGCCTGCATGTTCGCACTGCGGGCATCAAGAAGAAGGCTTACACTTGGGCAAGTCCAGCTATGGCTGGTGCTTCAGTCTTCATGTGTATCCAGAGGAGTTTATCTACACATGGAAGGACGTGCTTCAACACATCATTGAAGCCATCAACGATGGATCGTCCATTGTTGATGAATACGAAGACTCCGTAGCCTTGCCTGACTTTGTGAAAACCGTCACTGAACGGCGCTCTACTACAAAGACTGACTGGGAGTCTGACTGGTGGAGCAGGCCCGACGGTTGGGGCTATTGCAGTGAGGAACAGTTTCACCAGCTCAACAGGAGCAAACGGGGGCCAAACTTCCTGCTTCGCCATCAAGTGGACGGACAGCATTGTATAGGCAATGGAGAAGGCACCTACGACTACATCGTTGGAGAGTTTTCATAAAGAAAAAGGCCCCGCAAGGGGCCTTCTTTATGACGAGAAGTCCTGGTGAGCCGAGAGCTGATTGCTCACAGACGAGAAGGATCATCTGCCTACCTACCGTCAGCATCATAAAAGAAAAGGGGCCTTGCGGCCCCTTCCTCTTTACAACCCTCCGATAAGCTCTCTCCTGCTGCTCAGGGATTGGTCGCCCTCACCGGCCATGTCATCCGGCTGTGCTCCTTACGGCAGCACAAGACCAATCAAGCCCGCCCACCCTCACGGCAGCATTGCTGGAGGCGGTTAAGCCTCAGGGCCGAGTTGCTTGCAAATCATACCACGAGGCAGAGGGCAGGCTCGTTCTGATACAGTGGGCATTGCCAGGGCGACCTGGCAGGCTCTCTAACTACTTCTCTCTCTAAATGCTTCGCACAATCATTCTCGCTTCCCTTTCCTCCCTTTCCATTGCCTCCTTACCAGCGCAGGCCGCCACTTGCGGCTCTGCGAGCTGGTACGGACAAGGTGATGGCTTCGCGGGGCGGACCATGGCAAACGGCCAAGCCATGAACCCTCATGCTGCCATCACAGCCCATCGCTCCTTGCCGTTCGGCACACGCCTGCGCGTTGTTAATCAAGACACCGGCCGCTCCACTGAAGTGGTAGTGGCCGATCGAGGCCCTTACATTGGCGGCAGGGTGCTCGACTTGAGCTACGGGGCATTCTCTCGCATTGCAAGCCCAGGACAGGGTGTGGCCAGGGTGTGCTTCAGCAGGGCTTGAGGCTCTATGCTTCGCTGGTGAGGATCAATCAACAGGGGCGCCATCGGCGCCCTTTTTACTGCCCGCATGAACCAGCCATCTTTCTTGCCAGGTGATGCCGTTGATCTATTCGACATCCTGTTTCAGGCATGGCGGGGAGCCTATGTGGTGGTGCCTCAAAAGACTGACACTGGCCTCATTAAGATTCGCAACACGAAAACCGGCTCGCAGCAGTTTGTTCGCGCTGAACGCCTCCGTAAGGGCAGGCTCGCTCCGTTCTCCATCAAGACGCTCAAGCCGTAAGCACAATGACCTATCCGCCTTTGCTGACAAAGGCTGCACAGGGGCAATGGGGCAGGCAAGATGGTGGAGAGAACGAACCGGGGCGCTCCGTAAGGGGCGCCTTTTTCTTGCCTTGGCGGCACTGTAGCGCAGGTTACTGTGAACCGAGCTTGCTGCTTAGGACCGGCCAGCAGAGAACCGGCTGGTAAACAATTGTGACAGCAGGCTGGAAGGGCAGGCTTCTTTCCTATTGTGAGGGAAGCGTTGCCCTTCTGCCGCCATGCGCTCACCATTGCCCTTCGTTCTCTCGGGAGCCATCTGGCTCGCCGTGATCATTGCCGCCGCCACGGTGGCCACCGGCCCACAGCAGGATCGCCCTGCAGACTACTGGGACTGCAGGAACATCCACCCCGAACGCTACTGCCGCCTGCAGCACCTTCCCGCCACTGTCGCCCAAGAGCAGGATGGCAGTCGCTGATCCCGCAGGCTACTCCCTATGGGTGAGCTGCTTGCTGCCTAATGCTCGCCCACGCTGGTCGCTGCTGCACACTGGCGCCGACAGGGAAGAACTGGAGCGCCAAGCAAAGAGCATGGCCTTCCTGCTGGAGCGTCGCCGGCTGGTGGTGATGAACGGCCAGGAGCCCCCATGGTGGAAGCCCATGCTCTGATTGTGAAGAGTTGTAACAAGGGTCGATGGGAGGGGGCTCAGGCTGTATTGTTGGTTCAACGGGCCGCGAGGTCCACCCTTCCTTCTTTCAGACCATGGCCACCATCAACCACACTGTCGATCAGCTCATCACCGACGACTCCTGGACCGCCTTTGAAGGGCTTGAAAGGCTTGCCTTTCGCATCGTGCTGCCTGACTGGCACGAGCCCTTTCCCATCAATGGCACCCGCGAGCTGGAGGGCTTTGGCCTTTACAAGGTGTCCCGTGCTTGGTACATCAACGGTCCGGTGATGGATCAGTTCAACATCTCGATGGGGGTCGGCCCCATCAACGTGCCTGCAGGCACTCAAATCATCAGCGCAGAGCTGCCCGACAAGTGGGAGGCCAACCGCCGGGAAGCGTCTGCAGGGAAGAAGGAGTGGTACGCCTACACCAATGGCCGCACCACCTTCTGCTGACTGTTAAGCGTTGTAACAAGCCCCCTGCCCTGGGGGCCTCAGGCTGTATTGTTGGTTCAACGAGGCGAGAACCTCCGTTCCCTCCGTCCCCTCCGTCCCCTCCGTCCCATGACCGCCTCCCTTAACCACGGCGACAACGTTGTGCTTCAGCGCAAGTTCTGGGCCGACACCGCCAATACCTACCTCGCCGCTGGCGTGCCTGACCCTGCCTACTTCGAGAAGCTGCTCGCAAGGGCTGCTTACTGGCAGGATCAGTACGACCAGTACACCGCCCACCTCCAGGCCACCAACACCAGCTTCCATCTCGCCTGATCATGACCACCATCCCCACGCTCCACCTCAACGGCACAGGCCGCACCACGCTGTGCGACGAGTATGCGGCGGCCTACGATGCCCTCCTGAAAGCCCGTGAGGCGTTCGCCTCTACAACGTGCCACGGGAGGGATTTCTACCCACAAGGCCCTGATGCCTACTACCAGGCTCGCCGTGAGCGGGATGCTGCCATGGAGAGCCTCGATGCCGCCATCACCTATGTGGGTGAGATGCTCATGGGCATCTGTGACCAAATGTGAAGCCAAGGGGGAGGGGTTGACCGATTCCCCTCCCATGGTCTAATTTTCCTTTCAAGCGGCTCGACACCGCTTCCCCTCGATCTCCTTCTCATGGTCACCCCCGCCACCGCTTCCGACTTCCTTCGCTGGGAGGAGAAGGCTCGGTCCATGACCGTTGCTGAACTGCTCTGGTCGGCTCGTGATTGTCGCCAGGCAGAGGCCGCCATGCGCGGCTGGAATCCCATCGCGGAAGGTCGCTACAGCGACGAGGCTTGCACCTACGGGGACGAGCTTCGCCGCCGCCGTCAGCGTGTGTGACGCTGCGCGAACCGGCCTCTGT